ATATCAAAATCTATAGATACTTCATTAAGAACTGCACCTTTTAACTTATAAATTGCTCCAGAACCTAAAACAAAGTAGAAGTCTACAGCTGCCATTTGTAGCCGATCGCTACGTGAAAATGCAACAGTACTAGCAGTGGTGCTTGCAGAAATAACAGGATTACTAACAGCTAAAGTTGTTCCAGATTCTCCATAGTGTAAAGGATCGGTGCCTGAGTCGCCACCCACCGTTGCCCGATATGCTTTTGCTCCTGCGAATAAGGCCCAAAGAGCTTCTTCAACTGAATGCATTTTGGTTCCACCGTTTCTATTTGCATTACCGTTGATATTTGATCCTGCACTTTTAAAAGGCCGCATGTACGTAGAAAATGAAAACTCTGCTGGAGCTAAAGAATCTGTAAATTTTGCAGTACCACGTCTACTAGTCTTGCCATCTGGCGAAGCCTCACTTACAGATACTTCATTCATATTTGTTGCTTGAGAAAACGAAAAACCTTCTAACATGGGAATTTCAAACACCCCCGTAGCCGCAGGCGAAGCAGCGCCATCAGTTAACTCTATAAAAAGTTTCGTTTCTCTTTGTAAAAATAAATTTGCCATAGTTAATCTCCTATGAATTTCTTGAAAAGGCTAGGACTTGAACGTTTGTTCCTACCTGCATTTTCTAGTATCGAACCTCGATAAGCATTTCGCCTACACCGAGAGGTTCAAGCACACCTTCGTCAGTATCAATACTAACTATTGTGATTTGTTGGGTTGTTTCTGCCACACCTTGTTTATTAGTGTAAGGAAGCCTAGAGTTTGTTTCTACAACAGTTTCTACATCTTCCAGCAACTTATCCAAAGCTAAAGCAGCATCTTCCTCGTTTACATAACAGCGAAGAGTTACTGAAAGAAATCTATCTTTATAGCCTCCGCCTTGATATTCTCTTGTTTCGGACCCCGCATTTATATGAACTGCAGGAAACTGGTCTACTTCGTCCCAAAATAATAATCTTCCAACTACATTACTATGTAGGTTTGTTAAAAAAGCTCCAGTTCCATTTATAGTTTTTAACTTAGTAACTAGTGCGCCTACTATTTGCTGTCTTCGAGTAGTATATGCTCTGCTCATTATACTCTCCTAGTATAGAATCTTCCGATTGCAAATTCTGCGGCTATTTCTCGAACAGACCTATCAATTAACTTTCGTGGATCTCTGTCGTCATTTGAAAATCTACTTCCGCTTCCCATTTCGTAAACTTCGTATGGATTTCTTTGGTAGGTATATCCTATACTTGGAAAACCTTTTGGTGTTTGTATTATATCTGTAACTTTTACACTTTCTGCAAATCTGCCTGTGCGATTTTCTAGTGCAGGAGATTGCATATTTTTTCTTACTGTTTCAGGAAGCCTTTGATTTAGTATACCAAGTAGTTGCAGGGGTTGTGCGGATACACCTTTCTTTGCTTTTGTTTTCTTTGGTTTTCGCATAGCAGGTATAGCTGATTTAATTAGTGTTGTTTTTTGGGGTTTTTTTGCAACACTTTTTGTTTTGCCCGAGCTTTTTGTGCCTTGCGTAACTATAGAAGGCTCTAGAATTACTTTTGCATTTTTATTTTTTACTAACTTTCCAGTGAACTCATGAACTATATGTGAAGATATCTTTTGCCTAATCGTAGTAGACCCTTTCATATCTATTAAAGAAGCCGTATATGTAGTATTAATAAACTTTCTAAATAAAGTTACCAGCATTTTTTCCATCTTTCCATCGTCTGCATTCGAGCCTTGATCCTGAAAAGTAATAATTGAAAAATACTGTGCTTTTAATCTTCCTGTTTTAGTAACCATATTACTATACTGAACAGATAACTCCCTTACTTGTCCTAAATACTCCTTTCTTGTCTCTTCGCTAATCTTTGCTTTTTGCAAAAACCTGTCAAAGTTATCTACTAAAGCATCTGTTCCACCAGATAACTGCGCTGCTTTTCCTAAAGTTTTTGCAATTTGTACCTGAGACACTGCATAGCCTTCTTCGCCGTGTCCTTTTTGTATTCTTGAAGATATTTCTGCTCTATTAGCGCTGTTCTCGTCTATATTAAACTCTTTAAAAATAACTTCAAGCATATCCGCTTTAATACTTTTTAAACTTGTTTCAAAGTTAGTAACAACAAACAGATTTTGCCCTATTTTTAGGTTCTCCTGTTTAAGAATACCATCCTGTGATAAGCGCCGTTTAATTGTAGCCAGTCTTCTTTTACCTTTCTTTGACCCCGTAAATCTTTTCTGTAGCTCTTCTGCTTTCTTTCTCCCGACCCTCAAAGCTCTTCTTAGCACTTGGTCAGATACTTTAACATTTAAAGATACTTCAACAACTTTTTTAAAGGCATTCATATTAGAAAGTATAAGTAACTGCCCTTGCTGTCCTTCTACGCTTTCTCTAGTTTCTTTGTTGCTATTTAGCTGTTTAAGTAACGGAGTTGTAAAACTCTTTTTTACATCAATATTACTCATTAGTAATTCTTATACAAATCTAGCACTCTCTTGATATGATCGGGAAAGGCTACATTATCTCGTTGGCTAGAAGAGCCTACATTCTGTCGACTTGCTCCTGCAATAGTCTGACGCACTTTTCTTTCTTCTTTAAAATAATATGTAATTAAATCAATTACTGCAAGTTTTAAATCATCAGGAACACTAGAATATCCTGCTTTATATGTAACAATTACAGCGCCTGGTCCAATTGGAAAAGATTTATAGCCGTTGGCACCGTCACTTCTATACACGCTATCTGTATCTGTATCTAGATAGTATCCTGAATTATTCACTAAAGTAGTGTAAGAAGAAGTAATACTATCACGCTCTTGTACAGATACTATTGTATTTACAGGACTTTCTGTAAGCTGAACAAAATGTTGGGGGTAGTTAATAGAAAAAGTTTCAACTTTATTTGTAGAAAAGTAATCTACAAAACTATTATTACAATAAGTTTTTACTAATTGACTCACAGAATCTACAAACGTAGACAACGGAAAATCGGTAGTAGTGGAAGTTATACCAACTACTTCTTTATAGGTTGCTAATGTAATTAGATTTGCCATTTATAAGTCCATTAGTAAAAACTCGGGGGAGGCGAACCTCCCCGAAGTTTATAGAGGTTATTACTCTTGGTGAAGAGTACGTACTGCTGGTCTGTTGAGAGCAAAACCTGCAACTAGCTGAGCAAACCCAATAGATTGGCTAGCAACCAAATCAGTGCGCTGATTTGTTACTGAGTAATCCGACTCGATAGATACACCGCGTAAACGTGGGATTACGAAGTTACCAGTATTAACAATAACGAATGAAGTAGTATTATTAGCTTTAGTCAATATATCAGAGACTACAACTGGCATACCGTAGATTGAGCCTACAACACCTGTTACTTTTGTAGACAATGCTCCTACAAGATTTACGTCTGCAAAAGCTGCATCTTGCATAAGTTCCATGTAGCCTAAAGGACTGACAATAACTGCTACATCAGAAGGAGCGATGCCATACTTACCCATTTGTGAACGAGCTTTAATAATTTGTGCTGATCCTAACAAATCTCCGTCAGAAATATCAAAATCCCCTACAGCGTTACCGCCTGCAGCAGATACATCGGTAGCAAGACCAGCAGTATCTTGGTCAGTGCCATTAGTACCCATCAAACCGTCGATAGATACACCGCCATCGCCTAAGAGACACATTTTGTCTTTAGCACGTGCATGGGCACGAGCCATAGCAGACTGAAGCATAGGAAGAAGAGCTACAAGAGTCTTCTCGTCTGTATCATTTAACAAGTTAGTGCTTGAGATTAAACGATGAGGCTTCAAGATTACGTTACCAACTGCGAATGCATTGTTAGTTGCAGCTGTACCATTAGTGTTATCTTCCAAGTTACCAGCGGCTGCTGCAGTAGCAAAAGTAGCTGCTTCAGCATCAGGATTGATAGGTAAGACAGTAGCACCGCCAGAAACAGCAATCTCACGGAAGAGTCCAGCAACCTTCTGCTCTAATCGAACTTCATCTTCAAACTGAGTAGCAACTGTAGTGTCAAGAGAGATAGTTACGTTACCAGTAGGAGTTACAGCAGCACCAGCTTTTTCCATGATCTCACGACCATACTCAGTGTCGTATCCCTTGCCTGTAATTTTACCAAGAATATGAGCACCAAGAATTTGAGCACCAAAGTCTGAGATGTCTCCACCTTTACGACCAGAAAAATCTCGCTTGCTATTCCGCATGGCTTCAAGCTCGTCTGCTTTTTCTTTTAGATCTGCTTCATAACGCTTTACAATTTCAGCATGATCTGCATTTTTAGCTTCAAATTCTTTTTGAAGGTCGGCCTCTAAACGCTCAACACCCGTCTCAATACCTGTTTTAATAGTAGTTTTTACCTGCTCTACTTGTGCAGTTTTTGTTGCTTCAGCTTCAGCTGCGGCTTTTGCCTGTGCTTCGTCTGCTGCTTTTTGCTCGGCTTGCTTCATTGCGATTTTAGCAGCAGTTTCTTCCGCTACTTGTTTTGCAAAAGCTTCCAAGTCGATGTTTTGATTGTCCATCTTTATCTCCTGATCTGCGGATTGTTCCGCGCTTTTCGGTGTGTCACTAGCTATGCTAGAAGTGTTCACTTCGTCCTTAGCCAGAGACTGACCGGCTAGATCTACACGATTGGTGAAAGTTTTTTTAAAGTCTTCGTACTCTTTTTCTGAGTCAAAAGACTTTGCGAGCGAAAAAGTAGCTGCCTGATTGCAAGGTACCGAAACAACTGATACTTCAAATAACTCAGCGTCCTTAATCATTAATCCGTCGGTTTCTTTTATGTAATCAGCATCCTTGACTTTGAAACCAACGGAAAAGGCTCCAAGGACACCGTCTTTAACTAATTCACAAACTGAAGCAGGAGCAGATTTACTAATTTTTGCTTCCAACTCTAGGCCGTTCTCTGTAACTTTTACTCCTGTTGCGCGACCAATAGGCTTATCATAGTCGTGATTAAATAAAATTACAGGATTATTTTTAAAATTTTCTAAGCCACCTTTTTCCCACGCTTGTGCAGAAATAACATCTCCTGCTCTATCAGAGTGGTTTGTGCTTGCCATACCTCGAATCATAACACTGCCATCATCATTTTCATGAGACTTAAAGGTAGAAGCCATATGTAATATTTTATTCATATTATTTCTCTATAATTCCTGCCCTGAGTGCAGCTAGAGGGTCTTTTTTAACGGGTTGCTCATTGTCTAATGGTTGAGCTAGATTCCAGTACTCTGGATGATTTTGTCTTATTAACTGCAGAACTCTTTCGTATCCGCCAACTTTACTTATCATTATCTTATCAGATACAGGTTTTTTGCCGTCTCTCTTAAAGTCAAAATAAGACTTAGGTAATCCATGTTCCGCAAAATATTTTGCTAATTTTTCAAGTAATAATCTATTATACATCTTCGTCCTCTGGTGGTCTGCCGCCTTCATCTGGGTTTACTGCAGAGCCTGCTATATTTGCAGGAACTCTAATATTTTGTGCTTCGTCTCTTTCATCATATCCTAAAGCTAGTCTAGCTTCATTTGGACTTATAATTCCGCCATTTACTAAAGACGTATAATATGCTGCACTGTCTCGTAGTTCAGGTTGTAAAGCAGGCACTTCTGTTACATCTTCTACAATTTCAAAACCAAAGAATCTACTAAAACCAGCATTGAGCTTTCTGACTACTGGTAGCACAGTTTCTAAATAATAAAGTCGCATATTTGGTCGAATGTTTGCATTGTTACCAGAGTCTAGCAATATAGGCGGTGTTCCTATTGATTTTAAAATTATCTTTTCATTTTCTAGAATTGCATTTTGAAAGTCAAGTTCTTTAAAGTTTACATTTGAAATTTTATCTAACTCTATGCCGCCATCAAGAATAAGGGGTCTTCTACCTCCGGTATCTGGCCTATATCTTGTAGACCACGCCGCAATCATACGTTCTTTAATTTTTTCTGATAAAGTATTAGGAGATTTAAGAACTAACCCTGGAACTGCTCCGTTCCTAAAAAAGTTATCTTGAAAGTCTCTCATTCTACTTATTAATTGCATTGTGCGAACAGCTGGCTTGAGCCTAGAAACACCTCTATAGATATCGTGGAAAGAATTGTCTTTTATATGAATAATCTCGTCTGGAGAATAAGTTATGTCATTATAAGTAAACTTTTCTATATAAGTTTTACTGTCTCCATGTATTATTACATTTTGTGCGGGCAAATGATATAGATGCGCCCCATCAAAATATATGAATATGTTTCCATCTAAAATAAAGTCAGTTATTAAATTTCGTCGAAAAGTATTAATGTCTTGAAATAAGTTAGGCTCAGTAGTTAAAAGAGTTTCTACTTTAGCTCTTTTAACTCCTCGAACAATTCCTCTAGTAGATACAGGCTTAATAACAGTGTCAATGCCACCAGCATCATCTACTAACATATTTACTGCACGGTTCACTATCTCTAAATTTTCATAGTAAAATTCATAGTTGTTAGTAAACTCTCTAGAGGACTCTACTTGAGTACCAAGGTACTGCTGACCAGGGTTTAGTTTTTCAACAGTATCCTCGTCTTTGCGTCCTAAGAGTTTATTATACCATGCCATGTTTTTCTCTCTGTATTTCTACCCATCTCTTTTGCTTTGTTGCTGTTCCGAGACCTGGGTCTTTTCCGTAAACTGAATGAAGTTTTAGGTGGTGGTTATGGCATAGAGTGGTTGTATGTTCGTAAAGCTCTGCTTGGTGCTCTTCTATAAAGTCATCCCGCAAAGCTTGTATGTATTCTGGATTGTGCCGATTTTTTGTAATCCACTGATTTAGTAAAGGAGTTAAACTGTAGAAGTGATGAAAATCTAATGGAGCCTTTGCTCCACAAATATAACACTCTGTTCCTTTCTCGTAACGAGATTTTGCCTTGTCTCGTACATACTTTACTATATCGCGTTTTAGCTTGGGCATTTTGGTTCCACAACTTCAGTAATAAAAGAATTATATATGGTTTAATCTGATATGTCAAATACTATTTTTGCCCAGGTAGTCTCTAGAACGTACTGTTAGAGGTAATAAATGAGTATAGTGCGTATCTTATAGCATCCGCCATGTGAGAAGATCTGTCGTGCTTTGGTTTTTCTTTTATTAGATTTGGGTTTGGGTCCCACTGATAACTTTCTATAGAATACTGGCTTTCTGCACAGCGTTGATCCATGATTAATTTATCGTTGTCTACAATTCCTGCAACATGTCCTATGCCATCTAATAGTGACTTCTTTGCATTGATTGTAGATATGTCATAGTTTTGTGCTAAATCAAATCGAGTTTGTTGAGCTGCGGAGTCAATATAGATATAGTCGATGTCGTACTTATCTATAAGAGTTCTTATTTCTATAGCATGTTGTTCTGTTGTGCGTTCTGCATTCATATATTCATCAAGCAAATAAAACTTCTCATTATCCCAATTATATGCGATTACACAAAAAGCAGTCGGGTCTTTATATCCTACGTCAAGTCCTGCAAATACATCCATCTTCGAAGTGTCAAGTTCTTGCAAGTCTTGTACACACTCCTCAAAGTTAAAGTTCCAAACTTGTCCTTCATAAGTATTAAAATCTGCTTCATACTCCTGTCGAAACTCTGCATCTGACATCCCCTTTCGAGCTTCATCAATATCGGACTGACTCATTCGAGGATTATCACGATACGTAGCTCTTATTGAGCACCACTCTGGAAACTCGTCTGATTGCCCTCGTTGCCAGAACTGACTGAACCAGTTGTTGCGACCCCGTGGCGTGGAGATAAAGAGTGCTTTTGAATTTTGTTTATCAAGAGTAGGTCGTAAGGCAACGTTAAAAGCATCTCTTCCATCTGCGAGAGCTGCTTCGTCAAAGATGATAAGATCATAGGAACGACCAACACAACTATCAACTTGATTAATAGATCCCATACGTATAGTGGATCCGTTAGATATTTCAATAACTTTATCTTTTGCATTATCCTTTGTTACTTCTAGGTCAAAGTGTTTGATTAAGTTACGTTGTAAGTCAAAAGAAATCTGAGACAGCGAATAGTTAGGGGACATTATAAGAATATTGGAGCCAGGTACAAGAGATACCAGTTGACCAATGATGTTAGCAATGTAAGTTTTGCCTTGCCTTCGGGAGACTGCAGCGCAGACAAAACGATACTTCGGACTATTAACTGCGTTAATAATAGCTACCTGGGATGGTAAAGGGCGGACGTTCAATAGTTCCAAATACGGTTCTATAGGAAGTTTTAGAAATCGTGCCTCAGATTTTAAATCAAACAAGTAGTCGCCTGTAATATCAGCACGACTTATTTCAATTGCCATTACTTTTTACTCATATATGCTTGCGCTCCAAAGTACATTCCAACTATAGAGGCTTGCGATAAAAATATCATATCACTCATCGAACCCCAAGTTTGTAGCTTACTTTCAGGTATAATTAAGGATATAAGTGGATAGGCACACATAGATACAATTGCTACCCATGCCATTTGTTTTTGTGCTTGAGCTTTTTCTTCTCGAAGTTCCAACTCTACCATTTCTGCTGCTTTTGTCATTTCTTCGTCTGACACAACTCCATCTCCGTCTATGTCATAATCTTTATATTTGGTATCAATCTGGAACTTCTTTAGGCTCATCTTTTTTCTCTGCTTTCTTGCCTTCGACTAGTTCATAGTGCATTTCTATTAGTTTTTTATTAACTAGTTTAGGCTTACACATAGCATCTATCGGCTCATAGTATGACTGAGATTTGCCAAGCTCCTGTGCAGTATATCTACACTCATGGATGGTGCGATAATGTCTATACAGAATCTCCTGCCCTTCTACTGTTATAAATAAAGCAAATGCAAGTATATTGTTCATTTATCATTGGTTTTGTTCCAATAATAATTGCACTAAGTGAGCTAGTCGAGCGTCACTTGCCTCCTGAATCTTTTCTTGTCGTCCAAGAGAGTCTGCAATACTTTGGATAGCTTGTGCATTTAATGCAGTACTTTTTGTATTGTCTCCTGCTTCTTCTTGTACTTTTTCAATTACTATAGCAACTCGTGCTACGTCTTGTGCGGTTGCTTCCGCCTGTGCCTGCATAGTTCCCCAAGCAATACACGCAGGAATAATCCCTGCTGCAAGAGGTAATGTCCACGAAGGTACTTTTATATCTGACATTACTTACTCCTAAAAACTGGGAATATGTTCCCACCATACTGTAAACAGTATTTAACACTCACACGAAGGACATGGACATACACAGACCTCTTCTCCACAACAATCACACATTACCATTTTACCTTATCTGCCCAATATGCTGCGGACATCTTGCCCTTGGCTATATTCTTCGCATGTCGAGCCTTGAAGCTCCTACGCTTAGCTTTTACTGCTTCCGACTCTCCTGGTTTAGGCTTTCCTGCCGTCTTCGCTCCCTGCTGCCCAAAGCGAATAGTCTTGATACGACTCCCCACTTTCGCTACTACTATATGGCTTTTCTTCGGGTGTGAAGGTGTCCTCCTCGGTTTGTTGTATCCCGACACTCCCGCTCTCTTTAATCTGCCGTTCTTCTTCGCCATCTTCTATTCCTAGAAACTTTTCAGCTTCTTCTTGGCTATTAAACTTACGAAGCCTTCCATTTACTCGAGTACACCAGCGACCTCGCTTTTCGTATATCATGACCAAAGTGCCGTAGCTAAAGTCTGAACTAAAGCATCTTCTCCTGAAGTATCATAAGGAGTACCATCTCCATTGAACTTTCCAAGATTTGTTTGCTTATAGCTTGTAACAGGAAGCTCCGCATCAGTTGTATCGTCCAAAACAATCCTTGCCTCTACAAGTATGCGAGGCCACGCAGCATTTGTTGCAGCATCTTTGGAAGAGTCTCCTGGATACACTTCGATTTTGTTAACTGTGACTACTTTTGTAATCGCCATACTATTTCCTCTTTCCTAGTTTTACTCTTTGTTCCAGTAGTTTTTTTGGAACACGTTTACCTTCTTTATATAGCTTTGCTATCTTTTTAATAACAGCAGCCAGTTTAGTTCGTCGAGACCCCGCAGTGCCTGCTAAATACTTTTTTGGTAGCTTCGACTTTCTGTCTTTTGGAACACGTCGCTTCTTTTTCATTTCTTTCTCTTAATATCATTATCTTGGGAGTGGCCTCCACGCATAAATGAATTAACACGAGCATGTGCCCAACGACTCATTGTCATACCTGGTCGTGAGCCAGAAGAAAGAAAAGCTCCTTGTCCTCGTCTATATACTTTCGCAAGCTGTCCATAAGTATAACGACTCTTTGCAGCCTTTGCTTTCAACGACTTTTGTACTGCGGCAGAAAGAGGCTTACGTGCTCTAGAAGGTTTTTTCTTGCGCACTGCCATTACTTTTTCCTCTTCTTTGCACGTTCATACGCTTGATGAGTGCTGCCTGGCATAAATACCTTTGACTTACCACGACCATGAGAGTGTATAGCACGTAAACCAAGTTTGCGAGCGCGCTTACGTGCTGCACCTGCTGTTCTATACCTATCCATTCTAACGCTTCATCTTTTTAAGAATTGCTTTTCTTAATGCTGGTGGTAATTTCTTTTGTGCGGCTGTAAGACCTTTACGTTTTTTCTTTTTCTTTTTCTTTCCTGTATGATATGGCATATGAATCTCCCTATAAGCGCTCCAGCATTTCAAAGACAGTAAACAATATTGTTACTATTGTTGAAAGGGCGCCCCCGAAGTATTTTAGATACTTCAAAACCTCCTCTAGTTCATCATCATTTCTAGCGATTTTCTTTGCTGCTTGCCTTGCTCTTTCTCTTTTACACTCCTTTTGAAACTCTAACCAGCGAGTCCACATCTCTGGATCTCCACTGTAAATCATTGCTTGTTTGAGAGCTTGTTCTTGTTTAAGAAGTTTCTCTCTTTCCATAAACATTTGTAGCTGTGTTTTGTTTCCGTGCTTTCTTGCTTTTCTTGAGATTACGGCTTTTGTATTAAAGTACTCAGCACACGACCCCGCAACGTCTGAAAGGTCTTTTCCACTCTGAATTGCTAAAGTAATTGTGCTCAGGGCCGAGTGAGCTGATGCTATTTCGGCTAACACCGATTAAGACCATGGTATTCCAGTGGATACAATCCCTAACAAAAACATAATAATTGTTCCGCCCATTATAGTCATACGACTTTCTATGCGTTCTAGTTGCAATGCTTGACTATCCACGCGCGAAAAGATGCTTTTCCATCGTTCTTCGCACATGGCTTCGTGAGACTTTAATTCGGTTTCTAATTCATGCAGGTCCAAGGAGCTTCTCCATTAATTTTCCATAGTTCCCTTGGCCGAATGGTAGCTCGCCATTTATCTGAACATTGGTCTGGTTTTTTACGGATGAACTTTCAGCTTTTGCCAGCTCTGTCTGGGCTTTTATTTCATCCATACGCATCTTATGTGCCATTTGAAGAAGGTCTGCTAGATCCTTATTTGAATATACAGATGACTCCTCTGCTTCTTGTAACTTTGAAGCAATCATGGTGTCTAAAAGAGAGGCTATGTTGTTGCGGTTACGATACCCCATGTCTAGGTAGACGGTATCAATATATTTTTTTACTTCTCGTGTGTTTAAAAGAGATACTACTTGATTTTCATCTACACGCAGGTAGTCACACACAGCTCGAATGTTTCCGAGTTGTAAGTAACTGTTCGCGACTTCCAGACCTTCCGGAGAAATTGAAGTTAATTCTTTAGACATGAAAAGATTATACTCGGTTGTAGATAGTTTGTCAAGAATTATTTTCAAGAAGGGGGTAAGAAAACTTAAAGGTAAAGTATTTCCCAGGTTCCGTCTAGATGTTCTACAAGTGCTGATGCGCTTTCACACCAATCACCGTCGTTCATATAAATTATACCGTCTATAGAGCGAATATTTGGACTATGAATGTGTCCACAGATGATTCCATCGTAGTCATTTGCTTTACAATATTTTACCATCTCTTCTTCAAAACTGCCTATAAAGTTTGCTGCGGTTTTTGCTTTCTGTTTTAGATACTTGGAAAGGCTCCAGTGTTTATATCCTAGAAAAGAACGTATTTTATTGACTAAGACGTTTAAGTGGGCAAGAAAATCATACGCACCATCGCCGAGAGACATGATTTTACGTCCAAAGCGGCTACGCATGAGTTGATCAAACAGATCTCCATGAACTACTAAAAATCTTTTGCCATCAACTGCAATATATTCTGCTTCTTTTTTTAGAATCGAAGCGAGGTTAATGAAACCCCGTAGGAATTCGTCATGATTTCCTGGAATGTAGTGAACTTTTGCATCAAAAGACAGTAATCTGTTGAGTATCTCTCCATGTTTTTTCGGCCAATACCATTTTTTGGATAAACGCCAACCGTCTATAATATCTCCCACTAGAAACAGCTCTTGTGTCTCTAGAGTTTCTAAAAATTGAAATAATTTTTCACATTGACAATGCTTGCTTCCGAGGTGTAAGTCTGATATAAATACTGCCTTATACATAGTGCCCATAATATGTCTCCTGTGCTTGTAACTTCTTTGCTATCTATATATTATACTACAAATTTATGACAATTGTGTTACAAAATGAAAAATATTTTTACTCCAAGTAGTACGTGTTGGGGAGCGCGCGCGATGCGAATGAGAATCAGTCTCATTACCGCCCCCATGTTGGTATGCGCGGAATGCATGGGGCGCATAGAGGTTATGCAAACAAATCATAAACTTTTTTCTCTAGGGTCTTGACATATTCTGCCCTATGCCCCATAATACTTGTACATTCACTGATAGGAGGTCATGCAATGAGCATACCCAACTACACCGAGGCGCAGGTCAAAGCGCTACGCGAGGCTGTGCCAGTCACTCTGGCAGTTGCCAAGCAATTCGCGGCTGACTGGAATAAGTCAGTTAAATCCATCGTTGCTAAGTCCGTAAGCATGGGCGTGTATGCAACGGCTGAGAGGGCAGAGCGCAAAAGTGCAAAGCCTAGCAAAGCCGATCTTGTGCGCTCGATTGCTGAGTCACTAGACGCTGATAGCGGATCTCTCGACGGCTTACGCGGTGCTACTACTGCCGCACTCACGGCTCTCATGGCTAACATAGCATGATAGCCATTATCGGATGGATTGGTGCGGTGACTATGGTTGCCGCTTCCTTTCTAATGACTATAACACTCGGCAAGGCATTGGCTATCACGGGTTTGCTATTGCTAACCATACAAGCGCGACACAATCGCCAGAATAATTTGATTGCGCTAAACCTTTCCAGTATAATAGGTTTCTCTTACTCACTAATCCAGGTACTTTGACATGATTAAAATATTCGACTTAGATGGTACGGTGATCGACTCATCACACCGCACTCGATTTTTTGCAGATGGTTCGCTCGACTTGGCATACTGGAAAGCAAATGCGACACCGCACAAAATTGCGGCAGATACACTGCTACCACTCGCTAAGCAAATGCAAAGCGCATACGCTCGAAAAAATTCTTTGATAATGGTCTGCACTGCACGAGTTATGGGCGCGTCAGACTATCATTATTTGAAGCAGAACGGGCTAAAATATCATGCTATGCTCTCACGTCCAGAGGGCAATACAATGCCAGACTTTGCTCTCAAATTATACGCACTACATGGGCTATGCTCAGACTATGGGTGGAGTTGGGCGCAATTCTGCGCAAAGGCGATTATGTATGATGATAATCTTTCGGTGATTGATAGCTTGACAGCCGAGGGCATCAAAGTTTATAACAGCACTATCTTAAACAGGGAGTTAGCGGCATGAACAAAACAGCAATTGCAACGTGGGCATTACGGGCTTATATGGTTTACAGCATAACAGCCGATCTGGTATTATTGGGCGGCATTATCTACTTGATTTTTTGGGGTTAATTATGAAACATTATTATTTGATTGTAGACACCGAGACTACATACACTAAAAATGAGCAGGATACAGTCGCGGATTTTGGCGCGATCATTGTCGATCGTGATAACAATTTTTATGATTATCTGGGTGTACTGGTTGCAGAGGAAGCTACCAAAAATTTCCATTTTGCATTGGGCAATCAGAAAGAAATCCAGAAAAAATATCGTAATCTTGTGGCGGCAGGTAAACGTACAACCGAATCGATTTCTTTTATCAACGATTGGCTTGGTATGGTTCATGCTAAATATTCGCCTGTTTTGACCGCCTATAATATCGGCTTTGATATGGGCAAATGTCGGAACACTGGCATATATCTTGATTTATTCACTCAGCGGTTTTGTTTGTGGGGCGCTTCAAAGGCATCGATTTGCATCACTCCAGAATATGCCGAATTCTGCAATGAGAATATGCTATATACTCCGTCTGGCAGACTATCCACTAAAGCCGAAACTGTTTCTATGTTTATTGATCCAACACTACCACCCGAGCCACATACTGCGCTCGAAGATGCGCGAGACTATGAATCAATTATTCTGCACAATCTTATCCACGCACCCGCGAGTCGCGCTAAAATTCTTGGACTCGGCAAAGGTTCACCCACTGCAAAATGGATGCAAAATTATTTTTAAGCAAGATTCATGCCAACTCCAAATGAGAATGGTTCTCAACTACAAATGAGAATCATTCGCATTTGGGAAAATCGGCGCGGCCGCGCCTGAGTGCGAAAGTGAAGTACTTTTTCGATACTTACGTAAAAAGTTGTGACCAATTGGGGGAGGTTGAGTCAGTCTTTTTTCGGCGCGCGGGCGCCAAAGTGCAAAAGTGAAGTACTTGTTCAATGGTTGCCCGCGCCGATTATACAGTGCCAAAGCGAACTTGTCAAGTCTTTTTTACGATTTTGCCTAATTATTTAAAACTGTTTGGTCTTGGATGGTCACGCTTTATATTGACAAGCCGCGGCGGGGTCAGTATAATAGTGGATAATTTACGAAGATTTGGGCAAATTAATTCTTGACACGCCGAGGTCATGTGCGGCCCCCCGGAATTAAATTGCGTTTTTTTACGACCAATTCTTAAAAAAGTTGTTGACAGACACCCCAAAACGACGTATAATACATTTATGAAATTGAGAAATTACACAAACAAATTATTAAACTATTTACTGCCCTGGAGGCACACTATGACTACTACTACTACTGCGATTCGTATCCCTAACTACACTGATGCTATGGTTGCGACCATGGTTGCAGACTACACTCAAAACCCTACTCGTGCTACTGTAGATGCGATTGCCTTATCCTTAAACAAAAATCCTCGCAGTGTTATTGCGAAGTTAGTGCGAGAAGGCGTATACAAAGCTACTCCTCGTGTTACTAAAACTGGTGCTCCTGTTATCCGTAAATCACAGATTGTAGCAAATATCATGTCGGCTCTTGGAACTACTACGGCTCTTCCGTCTTTGGAAAAAGCTAGCAAGGCCGATCTTGAACAGCTTCTTGCTTTAGTGCAGAGTCAATAATGGAATGGCTAGTTGCCCTGGTCTTAGGGGGCTTTGTAAGTATGTCAGCGATATATATTTATTTAGAGCTTACAGAGCCTTCCAAGCAGAAAGGAAAATCTTTTAGAGACAAGTTAAAAACATACAACAAGTCACAAGATCATTATCGTGATGGAGACAACACATGAAAAAACTAAGATCACAAGAGAACACGTATACTGACCTTGAAACATATATTATGAAAGCCTGGCAAACAAGTGAAGATTTAAATGCAATTATACACGCTATGGAAGAACCTATGACAGAGGATGAACAAGCCAACGCACTTCTTGGTATCTATACTCTGAATGAGATTCGTATGAACGACCTGTGGCGTGTATTTGAACAATTTGTAGTACAGCAAAAGAAAAATAATTCTTGACAGAAAGGTTAAAAATCCGTATAATAGTATTTCAAAGATTGAGAAAGCCGGAAAATCGCGAC